GCCAGATGAATTGCTTGGTATTGCAGCGCCATTTGTTTCTGCCTCAATTGGGATGATCATCCCGCCTGCAAAGGCCTGCCCACTCGCCAGATTGATATTTCTTGTTGCTGTGGCCGATTTTGTTATCGTACAACCCGAAATGATCCCCTTGTTTTTGATTATCACTGTGCCCGTTTGAAATCTCTTGGTTAAAGTCTTGACGATTTCTCTGTTCGCTAAACTCCCAAGATCCATTGCCTCCAATAGGGTACCCAAGATTGCATTTTGCATGTCAGGGCTAACGCCTTCTACCTGCTCCTGCAAATATGCAAGCATGTCTGCCAAAGTCGGTTTGTCACCTTTGGCATCATCAATTTCCGTTTCGCATCCAACCATGCGAGTGTCGAGATTCGAAAAATTGGCATCTATCTTGTCATATTTCTCATTCCATGCACTAGGCACGGCCGGAAACGAATCCGGATGTCTGCCTATTGTGCTGTACGGTAATGCCATGCATCTTCACCTCCATTAAAATCTGATTTTAATTTCCACTTCATAGGTCTCGTCTGTATCTTTAATTTTTGGAGAAAAACACCTATAGCCTATTAAATACCCGCTTTCATCTAATAGCCCCACCTCCGAAATTCTAGCGCCAACAAGCTCGTCTTTTTCGAGCCTCCCAGTCCCCGTCACGCTCATTGGATCTTCTTGCGTAACATTACTCAGCTCTTTTCTAAGCCGTTCGTGATATAAAGTAGTACGCGCCGGATCCATAGCTTTTGGCGTAAGATCTGTATTATGCCCACCATCGCCAAAAGCCATATATTTAACTTTCGGCAGTGCCGATCCGTCATACATATGTTTTGCAAGCCTTTGACGAAATTGATTTATTATCACCGCTTCAGCCATCTTTTCCCACCTCCTTCCTATAAATACGTTATCTTTGCCGAAGCCCTTGGCCCAGAATCGCCGACATTCCAAGAGCCATCAACAAAAATATTTTCATCATACCCGACAACCACGCCCCCTACTGGTGCCTGCGCATAGGTCGCGTAATTTACAAATCCAAATGCCTTCATGGGGTTTAAGCCTATATCCCAAGTCCCATCAACCAAGAGCCCTAATGGATGGCCTCCAACGAGCCACGATCCATCTACAAGTTGTCCGTCTATTTTCGGTTCTACTACATCATGTGGTTTTTTAGCATACATCCATTCCCAAGATGTTTTATGGACTTCTTCCCATGACGGATTAAGCACCCCCGTGATGATGTTTTTTGTAATGTATTTTCGAGCTACGACATTAACCGTATTTGTATATCCGACCTGCCATGAGCCGTCAGCCCTCAAGGGGATACGATCATCTTCACGTAGATCCCAAGGATGCCCTATTGAAACGATATGAGGGATAATCGTAAGAAATCCTTCTGCCATGCATGGATAAACGGTTTCTACTGGTTCAAAGAAGATAAGTTCCCCTACTTTCCACGAGCCGTCTGCGATGAGTTGTCCAGTAGTATCAATCGTGTATGGTTTCGGGTCTGGCCCAACGACCCATGAACCATCAACCATGAGCCTGCACCATGGATAGTATTTTTGAGCTTGCATGAGCATGTAAAATCTTGGCATTGTACATTTTACTAATATAGCCATATCCAGGTTTAGCTTCATGATATAAAACCAAATTGGCCATGCCCGTGCAGGCTTCATTTCTTCGATTGCCCATTTTATTTCGTTTAGCCATTCTGTTCTTGCAGCCTCAGCCAAATCTAGCTTAACAGCGAACTGTGCCCAATGCGGTATGTCAGGCCATCCAGATATGTCATATGATCTTTGTATTATTTTCGGAGAATTGTCGGTTACTAACCATGTACCGTCTGCAAAAAGCATCCCAGCATTAAGATATGCCTGCTTGGCTTCATGATATTCGATAATTTCAACGTCGCTATAGCCTAAAACACCGAGTAATCCCAATATCCCTGCTTTTGTGCCTTTTATTTGATGCCACGCAACAAATTCTCTAATTAGCCCACGTTTGATTTCTTCAGCCCAATTGGGATCATATAAATCTACGTGAAACTGCCATGCCAGCAAATCCAAAACCGAGTTAGGGAGTTCATCTATCCTTGGGATTATCAATGCGTACTTTATATCGCCTGTGACTCCCTGTAACTCATCATCTATTGCCTTCGCAGCATCTACTGCTGATTCATCTGCCTTTACACTTTCAGGCAATATATCTAACAAGCTCAGCTCTTCAAGATTAATCATCTTCTAGCCCACCATAAATAATATTGGTAGTCGTATCCTTTGCTACTTGATATTGTTCAAGAGCCGTAAATGTTGGTTTAGTTACCTGAACACGCTTAGCCCCTGCGTTTACTATTCGTCTCGTAAGTTCAGACGGGTTTATATCTCTGCCAAGCTTTTCTTTCTGCCATGCCTTAAACTGAGCAGTTGCGTCCTCTACAGCGGACTGAATGTTGCTTACCAAAGAGGCATCGTCTTTTCTTATGTAATAAGTAAAGTTGATCGAATAATTTACTACCGTCGGAGCATGAACATAAACATAATCTGTCAGTGGCCTTTTATTGTCAGCAGAACAAATAGCCTCCACGGCGTCTAATATTTCTTGGCTTGGCAACTGCCCACCCTTCAGCAAGGGGCAAATGTTAACCTGCCCAGGCGTAGGAGAATATACGGCAACATCAGCTATATCCTGATGAGCCGTTAATGCCCAATATTCATATGCTCGATAAGGCCCAGCCGTAGAAAATGATTCCGGCACAAGTCTAATGCGCTCCCTAAATGCCTCGTCTCCTTCAATATCGATTCCGCCCAATGTTTCCGTGGTATTTGCAGTGCTTGCTATGTAAGGGATAGGGTCAATAAGTCTTTTTATCTGCCCAGGCAGGTATCCATTCCCCACCTCGCCAACTGCCATACATTCAGCTGGTATATCTATGCTTAATTGTCCTGCAGGTATTTCAGCATAGGCCGTTGTGGCAAAAACAATTTCACTTGATTCCGCCCTGATCCTGGTCCCTTTTGGTATAGCTATAACATCCTGTCTAACTTCAGATAAAGCGAATCTGATAGTTGTGGTAGCAGGCTTCGCAGATAGACGCTTTACGCCAAGCAATGCGCCAATATGATCAAGGTAATCTCCTATTGAATAGGCAAGTAGGTTCTGTTTCGCTGAGAAATCAATCAAAGCCCTTTGCTGAATAATTATCGAGGCAATTGATAGTAAAAACAGCCTTACGGGATCGCCAGGAGCAAGCGTTCGACCAGCAAGGCTTTCATAAGCATTTATAATTTCGCTCTCTATAAGCTTTGCATCTTTTTCAGCAAATGTTATGTCTGGTAAATTATCAAGCATTTATCTCAATCCTCACTTTCGGCCTTAATATGCCGTCCATGCCATCTCCTTCGTATATAACCTCTACCACCCTGGCACGGGGTTCCCATCTGCGTATTGCTGTAATAATTTCAGCGGTCAGCTTAGCTTTGGCAATGGGCATGGGATCATCCAGCATTGTGGCGGACAGCCCGAATTCACGATCAAGAGGCACAGAATACTTCATGGTTGTGAGTATTGTTTTTACGTTTTGCAAGACTTCTTCTTCCAATGAGCCGGGGGCAAAATTTATCTGATTTATACTTTCTGCAGTTATTTCATGCATCATACATACTCCTCCAGCTCGATATTTAATTCGGCTATGAGCAAATTGCCACGATTATCAACCTGTTTGTATTGCTGCCTGAGAGATTTAATAGTCCATAGATTTTCACCATAGCTTCTGTTGCCAATAATTAACGATACTGCTTCGCCCTCTTTTTGCAATTGATATAATTTCCTGATCTCATTTATAGGGTTTACCCCAAAAGCGACATCAAGACGGATTACGAACGAGATCGTATCTAGTTCTGGACCCAAAAACTCCGTCTTTGGTTTCTGCATGTGCACATCATGCTTGCCAAGCCTGACAGATGATGTTTGCTCGAAGCCATCAAATGTAAGGATCTTATCGGACGAAGTCGTAAAAGTAATTACCCTGTTTAGCTTTTGGTCACCAATAACACCAATCATTACTTTTCACCTCACTGCGGAGGATCAGTTGGGCCGCCGCTGTCATTTTCTGGATGAACATGATTCTTCAAGCTAATGCCATCGGCAATCACGTCACCATTTACATTGATATTCCCGGTAGCAGTGATGTTAACCGGCCCGTTAATGTTTATGTTTATAATCCCATCAGGCACATCAATGGTCAGTAAATGGGCCTTTCTGTCATACTCAATATATGTTCCGTCATCGAATAGCATGGCCCTTTTGTCATTAGTATTAAGGTCGGGGGTATTCTGCTCGGAATATAAAGATCCTACGATAAAGCCACTTGCATTGCCGGTTGGCAGAAATATGCATAGGACATATTCTCCAACGTCCGGCATCCAGTAATCTCTATTTTTAAGTGTCTGTTTTTGGATGACAGTAA